CAGGTAATGTTGCGTGTAAACTCATCTGACCATCGCCAGCAATTCGCACAGCTTCGGTCGAGTTTATTGCTTCGTTGATCTGTATGCCATACCAGAGATTTTGGTTCAACAATGTTCCGTGTCCAGCGCTGCGCGAGACTCCCCTCGCGCAGCTTATTGCCATACTCTTAACCATATTATTCAGCAGTTGTGGTTAATGTTTGATCGCTTCCATTTGTTGTGCCAACCGAGTTTGTTGCTACTACCCGCCAGTGATACTCAGTATCAGATTCGAGATCTTCAAGGGTTGCACCTATCTCAACAGGGTTAACTGCTGCATCAAGCGGGCTTTCATCTGCGGTTACGGTGCTACCATATGCAGTTGTAAGTCCGTACTCAATAATTACAGTAGTATCACGGCCATTGGTGTCAACTGTTGCGCTAATTAATGCACTATCTGCACCAGGTGTTGAGTCCTCGTCGTCAATTGTAGGTGCCACTGCTGCAACGGTGCTAAATGTAAACTCACTGCTGTAGCTTGTGCCTGCTGAGTTAACCATTTTAACGCGTGCTTTATAATTAGTGCCTGGTACAAGGTCTGTTATTGTTTTTTGACGTGTAGCTGCTGAGCCCACAGCCACATCTGTTGCATCTGCACTGAATTCATAACCTGTAGTACCAACCACACCATATTCAAAAGATACGGATGTAAGTGAGCCCTTTGGATTGACTGATGCTGATAATGTTGCGCTTACCTCTGTAGGTGTGCCTGCGCTTAATGTGCCTGCTGTTGCGCGTTCTATGCCATCAGGTAGTGCTACTCTTAAAAAGAGCCAAGGGCATACAACATCCTTAAGCATAAGCCCTGCAATGCCTGCTGTTTTATCTACTGTCATAGTAACCGCTTCCTGTGCAGAATCAAGTAATTCGATTTTTTCAGTCAAATTATCTGAATTACCCCAAAATAGTGTTACTTGCAAGTCAATGTCAATGCTCTCAGCTTTAACAATGATGCTGCGGCCGGTTTGGCTTGATGGTCCTATTTTTACAATTGCCGGCAAATTTTTGCCCCTGGTAATTACGATTGTGTTTTGCATTGTTTGCAGGTTTTATGGTTGTTTTTTCAGTTTTTCAAAAAAAAAGGTCAGGTACTAAGGACATGGCCCGAAGGCGCGCCCGAGAGCTCCTATTGTAACTCATGCCTCGAGGGCATACTAAGTTCTCCCTGTAAATACCCGACCATATCTTAAGTGTGCTTTAGTAAAATTGCGTTTGACCTGTACCTTAAAATAAGCGACAGGATTGTTGGCGGTACATAACCATCGGCGGCGTATATTGCGCGGAGAAAAACCTCGTCGCTCAAATCGCCTATTAACTTATGCCCTGCCACAAGCGGGTGGTCAATTACAATCGCGAAGCGAAAGCCAATTGAAAGCGTGCCGCGGCCGGCTGCCTCAAGCGCCTTAATTGTTGCAAGGTTGGTTGAGTCAGATAGCTTGAAAAATTCGTTTGTTGCCTTACTTTGCGCGTAAATGTACTCGTAGGGGTCAAGATCAATAAGCTGCTTTTCGCCCCTGGCCGCCGTTAATGGGAATTCTGTTTGCCGGCCGCTCGCCTGTATGGATGCAACTTTACACACCGTTTGCCCGGCCCAATAGTTTGAGTTTGGGTACTTAGCCCCATTCTCGTGAGGCTCGTGAGCCCACTTTTTTTTGTGTGATAAGTCGAATTCCCTGTAAACTCTTTTAAAACTCACGTCGTCAATACGTAGTGTGGTGGGGGATGCACCATAGGCCGTGAATGATATGCCAGGGTTAGCAGATGTACGGCGCAGCCTAATGGTGTATGTTCCATCCGCCGTTATATCGGTTGACACGCCATTACTATACGAGGCCCTAATGATGCCTGAGCTGTAGCCGCTAATTGTAAATGTAAGCTCATACCAGGACCACGGTATTGCCGTTGACGTGCTTAATATTTGTGCAATGCCATCCCCGCCGGCCGCGTTTGTAAATGCAATAACACCGCCGGCAACCTCAACATTGCCAGTGGCCACCCAGGCCTCAGGCTTCTCGCACTCGGGGTCAAGGCACAGCTCCTCGCCCAGATACTCAGATATAAGTTTGCGGCGGAAATTATTCCGCTTTCTGAAGCTCCATATTTCCGGGTTGTATTGTAAAAATGAAAGGTCTGCGGAGTCCCATTGCGCATATAGGCTATCTCTTACCGCCACCGGGTCACCGGCCGCCCTAAAGTGCCCGAAGCTCATCTGTAGCCTGGGTATTACAATACCGCCACCAGATAGCTTGTTTTCCTGCCCGCCGTTTAGCTTTTCATACAGCCCGTCAGCTCTGGCAAACAGGCCCACATAGCCTGCCGCCGGCTGCTCGCCTGCCGGGAGTATTGCAAAATCGTGTTGTATATCTACCCTCTTACCCATATCAGTTACAAATTGCCAGCCCGCTAACTGGTAGGCTGAAGTTAATTACAAGTGTATTATCACCTAAGTAGGTAACAAGCCCGTCGAGCTGCACGCCTGCCAGGTCTGTTATTACCACGGAAGGCTTTTTACCGAGGTTATGGTTAACGAGCCACGCCGCGGCCTGTGTGGGCTGTGAGTGAGTGTAATGCTTATCACTTACGCCTACCTCGGTTGACTTCATTATAATTCGCTCAACTATTTTTTGTATGCCGCTGGTGTCTGGCTGCTTCAGAACCACATCGCCGACGATCAGGCTTTCATAAACCCAGCTTTCAATAATCCGCCTTTTATAGCCGATCACCTCCACCACAATGCCGGGGGCGTTAAGCTGCGGAATAATGCTTGAGATAATTGTTAGCCTGTCGCCGAGGTCAAGGGTTATATTATTAGCTCTGAAGTAAATATCATCTGGCTTTACATTAAGCTTAACCTTTTGTTGGTGATCGACCAGGTAGGCAAGCGCCTTAGCCTCGAGCCGGGCCTTCGCGTCCAGGGCAAAGTACTCAGGCATTAAGGTATTCCAAATTTCAAATTTATCCCCCGGAAATACTTGATACCCGGGTGAGCCCGGAACCGCTATTCCGCCATCGAGTACATATGGAACCGCCGCGTATGAGGGCTGGTCGTCAATATCAACGTGCAGACATTTGAAGGTTAAACCGGCGCACTCGCCGGTTAAAAATGTCATTTGAGGGGTGCGGCCACTTATCGCGTAGTCGTCAACTTTAAACCCGGTTGGATTCGTGGTAAATATATTACCGATCATACCGTTAACGGTCGTAACTGTAAGAAGGAACTGCGGGTATATATCATCAAACACGGCAACGCCCTCAATTATTTCTGTGGCTCCCGGAAATATAACCGGGCTGATGGACAGCCTTTCGCCGGTTGGGCTGTTTATGTCCGATCCGTAGGGGTATAGCCTGGTAATAACTTTGCTGTCATTACTTTTGTTGGCTGTTATCTCCCGAAGGCCTAAGCCCTTGCCAACCTCAAGCGTATGCACCGGATCATTAATAACCTTAGTCAGGTTAATTATGTTATTGTTAACCGAGTAGTGTGTTTCCCACAAATCTGCGGCGGCCCTGAGCGCGTCAAGGCAGTTTGAGTTATTTAGCTGTATTGTCTTAGAATCTGCCGTAAGGCATGACCCAACCTGCCAGTTAGCAAGCGGCTGAAGGCGCTGCATGTTGGCCACCAGCTGGGTTAAGAATTCGAGGGGGCTGCAGTTCCATGATACGTCTGAGGTGACGCCCGCACCTGTTGAATCGCTTATAAAAAATATTGCTTTTTCAAGCTCGTGCACGCTGCCTTTAAGCGTGCACTGGTACTTGAGCCTATTGCTGTCGCGAATGGGTATTGGCGTGTCTCTGAAGTAATATCGCTGGCCGAATATAGTGCAGTAATCGCCCGGGCTTATTGTGGTTGGAGCAGCCCTGAAAAATTCGAGGTAGGCGGTTGAGTCGCCCATCGCATTGCGGCTTACATAGCTGGCCTCGGTTATTTGTACCGTTTTAATTACTGATCCTGCCCCAGGCATTATGGTAATTGTCATGCTCATATGGCCTCCGATTCTGATACTGATACATCGAGCCGGAACTTTAACTTCAGCTCCAGCCTTTTCTTCCCCGCATTTATAAACTTGCTATCAAGGCATGCGACATAATAAACCGCGAACTTCCGGCCCAGGGTTGAAACCTCCAGGTCACGGATACCGTCGGCGCTCAAAGCCGCAAAAAAAGCATCGCGGTTGGCCCACATGGTGCTTATGTCATTAGCGCTAAGCAGGAAGGTAAGTATTAAATCCCTGGCCTCAATCTTACGATTATTCAGGTAAAAGTCGTCGCCATTCTCATCGGCCCAGTTATACGTGCTTACCGGCTTCATATCCGGCAGCCGGGTAAGGTCATTTAATGATCCGCGCACGCTGAAGATACCGTAGGCGGTATATATATCAACGCCATCAATTAATATTTTGCTTGCTTGACTCATCGCATTCTCACCCCGTCAGTTTCAATGGTTCTTAATATATTTTCAATCCCCTCCAGCCTTCGGCAATAGCTTGTATTTTCAACAATCGCCTCCAGCGCCATGCGCATGGATGCGCGCGCCTGCCTCTCGTCGTGCAGCAGGTCATTAATGGCAGCCGCGCTCATTCTTAAAGCCGTGAATTGCCCGAGCAGCTCAACCCCTGTTTGCTGGGTCATCTGCGAAAACATATTGCGCCGCTCATCGTCCATATTTACAGGCGCGTCCTGCCCGAAAAGGTCGGGGTAGGCCTCAAGCGCCTGGTTAAAGCTTCTTGCGGCCTCATCAATTTTTGCACGGAAGGCTGCCTGCTCTGCCGGGGAAAGTGCCCCGTCCTGCATATCATTAGCCAGCTCGCTTACTGCTCTGTTTATAGGCTCAGATAAAAGCTTCATTTTAAGAGCGTTTTTAATCGCGTTGGCCATGACCTGATCCGTTACCTTACCCCACGCCATTGCAGCGTTTTCACCCTCGTTAAAGGCATTAACAATGGTGTCGGTAAGCTCATTGGCGAGGTCAACGGAGTTGGTCTGTACCAAAAATTCTATGCGTTGCTGGCTGAGCTCGTCTGCCTGGTCGCCGAGCTGCTCGAGAGTTGACAGGTAGTCAAGCGCAATTTGAGCCTGCTCTCCGCTTATCCATCCCTCGGCAAGGGCTGTGCGTATTGCCTCGGCGTCGCTTCCGGCTTTGGTTACGGCCCTAAGCAGGTTAAGGTCAATTGTCTGATTAATGTCATCGGGGCCGGGCAAAAAGTCAAATTTAATGCCTTCGAGCTGCGCCTTAGTGGCCATAATACTTGACTCAATCATTGCAATTGTGTCAAGATACGCCTGCGGCTTGCCTGAGCCGTTGAGCTTATTTAGAGCGTTAATTTGCCTGTCAAGCGCCTCGGTGGTGTTATCAATTAATGCCCTGAGCCTTTCATTATAAAGCTCTCTTTCCTGCTCCATTTTCGCAAGTCTGGCCTGCCGTCCGAACTGCTTATCAAGCTCATTTGATATGGTTGCCATGATGCTTACAATACTACCGAACGATGATATTGCATCACTGCCACCCTTTTTAAGGCCTTCAAGCGCGTCACCCAGCGAGCCGGATACTTGGCCTGCCAGGGATACCATTCTACCGAGCTCCTCATTAATGCTACCAGCGGCCGGCGACATATTTTGCAGCAGCTGTGCAACGGTTCTGAAAGACTTACCAACCTCGCCAGTACCGGACAAGGCCTGCTGGGCTTTTTTATAAACTGCCTCGAGGGCCTCAACGCTTTTACCCTCTGCCCTCATGAGCTCTATTTTTGCACCAATTTTTGCAATAAATTCCTGCAGCTCTTTGCGGCCGAGCTCGCTAATCTTCTCATACTGCTGGAATTCATTTTCAAGAATGAGTTTATTAATTTCCTGGTCGCGTTTAAGCTCCGCTTCCTTGGCCTCATCATTATAGCCCGCCGCCCTGAGCGCGTCTATTTCTTTTTGCGAGTCCTCGGTTATTTGCTTAACCTTACCCCTGTATGTTTTGTACTTTTCGAGCAGCCTGTTAAGGGGCTGGCTATCGTCAAGGGCCTTCAGTTCCTTATCGCGCGCCTCAATGGCAACGGCGGCCTTATCGTTGTAGCCGGCCTGCGTGAGCTTAAGTATTTCGGCATTGTATTTTCTTTCAATTTCCGCGCGCTCCTCTGAGTAGGTTTGATACTGTTTTAAAAGCTCTTTAAATGCCGTTGAAATTTCGTTTTGCTCTGGTATAAGGGCCGCGGCTTTCTCAAGATTACCGGCTGCGTTTGCCTTTGCCAGCTCCTGGCTTATATACTCTTCATAGGAGGCGGCATTGGGCAGCCTCTTTGCAAAAATGGCGGCAGCCTCGGTTTGCCCTAAGTCAATCGCCTGCTTGTATAGCTCAAAGAACTGCTTAACCTCAGCAAGCTTTTGCGCGTAGGTTTGCTTTTCCTTTTCACCGCCATCGCCATCGGTTAAATCAAACTCACTAACGTTTAGCCCGCTTTTTTTTGCAAGTTCAACAAGCTCCGCCTGCACCTGCTTTGCATCCCGTAGTAGCTGATCTCTCTCGGCAATGGCGGCTTTTATAAATTGATCCTTTCTTTCCTGCGCCTGCTGCTGTGCGAGGCCGGCGTCCCATTGCCTTTGGTAGCCCATTGGCGTGGCAACATTTGTATAGCCGTCGCCGCTCCTTTCAAATGTTGACAGGGGTTCCGCCTCATACTTACGCGATCTCTCATCTGCCGCGAGAGCCTTATTAATGCTTGATTGTGACCGGGCCTGAAGATACATCGCCTGCACATAATCACTGGTTTTAGCCTTTAAAATATCAAGCCACTGCGCGAGTGTTTTATATCTACCAAATGTATCACCATACTTATCGTTTAACTCTTTTACGACTTTCTTTTCCTGCTCCTTAGTTCCGTTGAATTTATTAAGCTTTGATATTAGCAGGTCTATTTCAATCCGTGCCTTTCCGGCTTCAATATTCGCTTCAGTTTGAATCTGCCTTGCTTTACGCTGCTCCTCAACTGACTGCTTTTGCTTTGCAACAAGCCTGTCGTAAAGCGCTATAAGCGCGGGAATGGCAATGGCAACGCCGAGGGTCATTGTTGCCATAAGCGCCTTGGCCGCTGCATTGCTGCCCCATAGAGCCAGGGTAAGCCTGCCCTCTGCGGCTGCCCACAGCTGTTTGGCACGGGCTACGGTAACGGTCATAAACGCGCTGTCTTTGTTCAGGGTTGTACTAACCTGCTGTAATCCGATGGTTATTGCCATGAGCCCCTGAACCTTAGTCTGAATTTTTTGAAGGTTTTCATTCTCGCCAGCGAAAAGGGCAACAGCACCGCCCGCGGCAGAAAAGGCCCCCGTGAGGCCGGTTATGCCCTGCGCGAAGCCGGTAAAGTCGGCCTGGTCGTCGGCAAGGTTTTTGGTAACGCTTCTTACGTCCCTAATTTCATCGGAGAGTCTGGCAGCCGCAATTTCCATGGCCTTATACTCCTCCGTATTCTGCCGCCCCGCAAGCCTCATTTTTGTAAGCTGATCCTGCAGGTCTCTTAGCCTATAAGTTAGCCTTCTGTTGCCCTCTGCAGCCTCATCGTATGCGGCCTCCATCTGGCCGAGGCTCGCCCGCTCCTCATCAAGAGCACGCTTAGCCGCGGATAGTTCTTGTATTGTTTCCTGCTTGGCCTTACCAGCCGCCACGCCATTAAGCGCCTTTTCCAGATTCTTTATATCCGCCTCAATGGTTTTGATTATTGCCTTTTGCTCAAGAACTGCCGCCTTGGCTTTTTTAGGCATATCGGTTGCCGCAGTGGTAAGCCTCGACATAGATTTAATGGCGACGTCGGCTTCCTTCCCGAAGCTATCCGGAATCGTAAATTCAACTTCTACTGGGCCGAGGCTGTCACTCATTGCATTTGGTTTTAAACGTCACACTTAAATTCAATTTCATCCCAATTCTCAACGAACACCGGCCGGCTTCCCTTTTTGTACTTAATTCCATCTGCCAGCTTCATTCTGATGTTGCAGAGGCTTACACCCCAGAGCATGTATTCATCCGTCCATCCTGTTTTCTCCTGTACGCTCCACAGGAGTCCGAAGGGGCTATGGAGGCCATCAAAATAGCCTGTTAACTCCCCCTCGTCGTCGGCCCCAGATTTGGCGCTGTTATCCTGGTTGCTATCGCTAATCTGGTAATACTCATAAAAGACTTTGTGCCCGAAAACTGCCTTATCATTGTATAGAGTTCAAGCAATTGCCATGCACTTAATTGCCTTAACAAGTATTTGCGCAGCCAAAGAGCCGGCTTTGTTATGTATTTACGGTTGAGTGTTGCAATTGCCACAACTGTAAGTATGTCGTTGTAATACTCAAGCATAAATTTACCAGGTTCGGTCTCGTCTGCTTTTTTATCGGTTATGCCTCTTGCGGTTAATATAGCAGCCATTTTTAACTCTGTGCCGGCATACAATTGTGTTATTGTTATGCCTATATTCCTGAGGCCAAGGATGCGTAAAAAAAGCGGGGCGGGTATATTGTATTTAACGCCCCGCTTTAACAGTGATTGTGCTGCTCTTAGCTCCTCATGCATTATGCAGGTGTAATACCTTTGATGATGCTTGATACGGTATCATCGCCAGGGCTCATAACTGTACCGGTGATCATAACCTTTGCTATGCCAGATGGTGCAAGGTTGTAATCGAGTTTTGATACAAATGATACACGCGGCAGAATAAGGTAATGCCCGTTCTTGCTGCGGATGCGAAAAGCTTTTTCAATTTTACTTTTCTGTGCTGGTGCATTCCACACCTCTGTTGCTCCCGTGCCTGACTTGGTGCCACCAACAAACTTAATAAGTGTATCGGGGGTGAAGTCAATAAGGGTTAATGCCAGGGTACGTTTACCTGATGCCATGTCTGACTCTTCAGGGTCGTCGTTCTCATTCGAGTAGTGCTCGGTAAGAGTAGGGTCCTCTTCGGTAAGGCTTGCCTCATCGCGATAGGTTGCACCAACAGATACCCAATCTTCAACATCGGGTACGCCACCACCTACTGGGATGTCAGCCATATCAATACCGGCAAGGCCTTTTAATCTGATTTCGCTCATTTTAACAGGGTTTTGCTTTTAAAAATTTTAACAATGTAAACAAGAGCAACAGCCCATAGAAGGCAACCGCTCACAATCAATACCTTAACAAGGTTTGAATAAGGCTTTTCTACAATTACCGGCACCTGAGTAACAACAGGCACCTCCTTATAGATAGTTGTATCGCTTACTACAATAACTGTATCTTGGCGAACTGTGCGGGCATTTATTTTTAAACCCAAGCCACCGTCGGGGGTTTGAGTAATGATGCTTCGCAAAGCCATATACTTGCTGTTAAGCTCGGCATAATCGGCAAGTATTACGCGGTTATTGCTGTCGCAGGTAAACAGAGCGCTTACAGATGCATAATCCTGTGGCACGTGCAGTACTACTGGTCGCTGGCTGATCGTTGTGCGCGATTCAACCGGTACCTGTGTAATAAGTTTCTGAGGCTTGCAGGCCGCAAAAACAATTACAAGTAATATAAGTGCCAGGGTTTTCATAATATCTGCTCGCGTAGTGGATTAATGATGTCGTCGTCAACATTCATTTTCTCAAGAGCCTTAACAACTCCGGTTATTGCTCTTTGTATTTTTTCGAGCCGCTTGGTAAGATCACCTACCATTTTCTTCAGCTCATTGTTCTCGTCGTCGCTGCGTAGCTTATCTTCGATTAGTTCGCGATTTTGCTGCATAAGAGCATTAACAGATTTGAGCATTTCGCTAACCGATGAGCTTGCAAGCTCTACATTACCTTTGTCAACACGAGTGTTTGCTTCGTTGCGCATTTGCCTAAGGGTTACGAGTTGGAAAAAGAAGCCCCCGCCAAATGCAACATTAGTAATTGCAAGTATTATCTCAAGTACCGACATGCACAGCGATTTGTTAAGGTTTGTAAAGAAGTAGCCCGGCAATTACCGGGCTACCCGGCTTTATTTATCAGAACAAATTATTCGCTTTCGGCTTCATAAACTGCTTGTACTACAGCTATAATACCCTCCTGATTTGCGCGACGTTTACGCCCGCCGGCACGGCATAGGAAACTGAGTATATCACCATAGTAGGTTGCATCACCAGGATTGTCGAAGGCTTTTACCTCGCCCATTGCACGCTCAACTGAGTTGATGTGCCAGAACAATGCAGCAGCATTATCGGTAGATGCCCCTTCAGTTTCAGGCGTAATCGGCACTGGAGTACTTGCATTATCGTATCTGGCTGCGGTTGATCTCATATAAAAATCAAACCCGTATAACCGGCCTATAGTGCCACGTGCAGGGTCCATAGCGGCACTAAAGTCGCGCTGCTGGTTTGCACTCATTTCCTGTATCAGCTGATCATACATAATAGCATCAATAAGTGCATACCGGCCTTCCTGAGGAATACTCTTAACATTCATCTGTGTAGCTGCATTGCTCACATCTTTAAGTGTAATAGCTTTACGCAATCCGGTAGCACCACTGAGGTATGCTGCTGTACTTCCACCAGTTGTTCTAACTATAGATGCAGCAACAGTCGGTGACCAATTATATATCATCTCACCTGCAATTGACTCAACCAAAGCGTCTTTATCCTCAGCAATTACCGATTGCCTTTTGTCGTATGACATCTCAACTTTATCGGCATCAGGTATAAGGCGCGGGTCGGTTGTAAATTCGGCAAGGCTATAAGTTAATTCGCTATCGGTACGCTTAACAACGGTTGCAGGTAATGATGTACGGTCTTTTACAACAGTTGCCTTAGTACCAGCCTGTGGTATATGCACCACTTTGCCGGCAAGTACATACATATCGGCATTATAGGCTTTGCTTAAAAATGAATTGTCGGCAAATAAATTTGCAACAATATCAGTCTGCCAGATTTCTTTGTTAAGCGCCATACCAGCAGCACCAGCGGGCGCACCAGGCAGGATGCCAAGCACAAGAGTAAGGCCAACAGCCACAACGGCAGGAGCTCCAATAACCGAGCTGATAAGCGAAGCTACCAGCAGGTTAAACATCAGCGAGAGGGTTTTCAGGGTTTTCATCTTACAAAAATTGAGTTTTAAGTGAATTTTAATTACATTTTAGGCTCGGTGCCGAACTTAGCCTTATACTTTTCTTTGAAAAGGTCGGGGCTTTTTGCTTTGAGCTCAGGAAGTTTGTTGGCTTTATCAAGCTCATCCCAGCTCATTTTTGCAAGGTCAGCGGCAATGTCCTGCGCGCCTTCAATCACCTGCTGTGCAGTTGCGCGTTTAGGAATTCCGGCAAGCATTGCTTTTGCTGTGTCAAAGTCTTTTTCAAAAGCGGTTTCCCAGGCTGCTGCGGCTGATGCCTCAATTCGCTGCTCGGTTTGCGCCGTTGCAATAAGTTGCTTGGCTTCATTCTTGCGTGCTGTTGCCTCGGCATCGCGATAGGTTTGTAATTTAGCCTCAGCAGCCTGAAGCCTTTGCTCCATATTTGCAATTGCTGCAACTGCTTCGGTTTCCTGAGCCTCGGCAGAGAGGTTCAGTTTCATCAGTACTTGTTTCATCGGTTCGGGTTTTTGTGTTTCAGTCAAATTTGCTGTGTACTGGGTGTAAAGGCTATCGAGCCCCACTTTAACAGCATCGTCTTTGCTGTACTTTATCTCTCCTTTAAGTGCTGTAAACTTATCGGTAGCAAGGCCCAGGGCAATTGCCTCGTCGGCATCAATCCAGTGATCGCCGCCATCAAAATAATCGGATGCTACGGCTTTCTCTGTTTTTTTTACCTTATTGGCAACCTTTTGAACAAAATTGTTTTGCATTGATCGCAACATCTTGGCAGCGTTAAGCATGTCCTGAGCTGTACCGGTTACATTACCTTTAGGAGGGTGGAGCATTAAAAAGCCGTTTTCGGCCATGTATAACCTGGTGCCTGATATTGCAAGCAAAGCGCCCATACTGGCTGCAATGCCATCGACATAAATGTCAACTTCACCGTTAAACGACTGAATAAGGTTGTAAAGCAAGTTGCCTTCAAACACACTACCTCCTGTTGTGTGCATGTGCAGATCAATCTTTTTTAAACCCATGCGCTGAGCCTCGCCAAATACGCTGCTCATGCTGTAGTGATCAATCCAGCCGCCAACTGAGCCGTAAGCTGTGATTACCAATCTGTCGTTTAACTGTGCTGTGTGAAACATAAAAAAGTGATTAGATACTAATCAAAAACGATCATCAGAGCAGCAAAGATGTAGCACATAATTTAATCATGCAAATAACTGTACAAGGCTTGTACACTTATTTTTATAAGCATAATTTACACATTAATTTCGCTGTGTTTTTAATCAAAACAGTATGAGTTACATCAATCCACTTACCGGCCGTGTTACATCAAAATTCGGCAACAGGCCACATCCCATTACCAAAAAAACAAGCTTCCATAATGGGGTTGATATTGCGGCAGTTATAGGCACTAAAGTAGTTGCACCAGCCGCCGGCACCATAACTGAAGCCTGGGAACATGATAGGGGAGGTTATTGCATGGCAATGCTTGATGATAAAGGTGTGCGCTTTGGATTTGCTCATCTTAACGACTTTATTGCCAAAAAAGGCCAGAAAGTAAAAGCCGGCGAAGTAATAGCACTTAGCGGCAATACCGGCGCAAGTACTGGGCCTCACCTGCATTTTACTGTTAAGGTTAACGGGCAATGGGTTGACCCTCTTACATACTTTACATTTAAGTAATGGGACGTACAAAAGCAAACTTACAGCAGCTACGCGATTACGCTAAGCTGATGTACACCAAGGAGCGAATCACTCAAAAAGAGATTGCCGCCCGGGTTGGTGTGAGCGAGGTAACTATAAGTAAATGGGCCAATGCCGATAAATGGGATGAGCTAAGGCTTAACCTGTCGGTTACACGCGAAGAGCGCATGATGAGCACCATTACACAGCTTACCGAGCTCGATAACGCAATAAGTAAGCAGCCCGAGGGATTTCGCTACCCATCGAGCAAAGAGGCAGATATACGGCGCAAACTCGTTGCCGATTTGGCTGCACTTGAAGTTGAGTGCGGCATTAAGGATATAGTTGATGTATCGGTTAAATTCCTTGAATGGCTGCGTAAGGTTGACCTTAAGCGGGCACAGGAAATAAGCGATTACTTCGATGCATTTATTAAAGAGCAATTGCGATGAATGCTGAAGACAAAAGAGCATCCAGCTATTGGGATGATTACCGTAAGAATCTTAAGGCATCCACTACGGTAGATAAATCACTCTCATTTGCCGAGCGCGAGCGCAAAAGGCGAGAGCTCGAAGCAAACCCAGCAGACTGGATGCGCGAGATGTTTCCGAACTATTGCACAGCTCCTTTTGCAAAATTTCAAATACGGGCAATTAACAGAATAGTTGCCAATCCTGAGCATTACGAAGTACTTAGCTGGTCGAGAGAGCTGGCAAAGTCAACCATAGTAATGATGACTATGATGTATCTTACTTTAACCGGTAAGAAGAAAAATGTTATACTTGTAAGCAATAGTTATGACAATGCAAACAGGCTGCTTGAGCCATATCGCATTAATCTCGACAGCAACCAGCGCATTGAATATTATTATGGCGAACAGCGCAACCCTGGCAGCTGGATAGAAGGCGACTTTACAACAAAAAAAGGAGTAAGCTTTCGGGCGCTTGGCGCAGGACAAAGCCCCCGCGGTACCCGTAACGAGGCAATAAGACCCGACAGCATACTTATTGATGACATTGATACTGACCAGGATTGCCTTAATCCAGAGATCATACAAAAGCGCTGGGAGTGGATAGAGCAGGCGCTTATACCTACCCGATCAATAAGTAACCCTCTTTTGCTCATCTTTTGCGGCAATATTATTGCACGCGATTGCTGTATTACTCGTGCAGGCGCCAAGGCCGACAGTTGGGATATAGTTAATATTCGCGATAAAAATGGCTTATCCAGCTGGCCTGAAAAAAACAGCGAAGAGCAGATAGACCGCGTACTATCAACCATATCAACCAAAAGTGCACAGCAGGAGTACTACAATAACCCCATAAGCGAAGGCACAACATTTAAAGAGCTACGCTGGGGGCCTATACCGCATTTGTCAAAGTTCGCGGTGCTTGTTGCCTATGGCGACCCAGCACCGAGCAACAAAACCAGCAAGAAGGGATTAAAGCCAAACAAAACTTTAATGCTGTGTGGCCTGATGGATGGCAACCTTTATATAATAACCGGTTTCCTTGATTCGGTTACTAATGCTGCTTATGTTGACTGGTATTACCTTATCAATGACTTTGCAAATAATAGCAAGGCTCAGATTTATTACTACATCGAAAATAATAGCCTTCAGGACCCCTTTTATGAGCAGGTGTTTATCCCTCTGTTTGTTGAGGCGGCAAAAACTAAAGGCATCATTATACCAATATCGCCCGACAATCGTAATAAGCCCGACAAGTTCAGCCGCATAGAGGGTAACCTTGAGCCGCTGAACAGGGCTGGGCGCATGATATTAAACGAGCGCGAGCGCGACAATCCACATATGCAGCGCCTCGAGGAGCAGTTTAAACTTGTGCAACCGGGCTTACCAGCTCCTGCTGACGGACCCGATGCCGTTGAGGGTGCAAACTGGATATTACAGCTCAAGCTTAGCAGTCTGGCAGGCGGAGCTATTACTATAGGCAACAAACCCACAAATAACAAACGTGTATGACACTTGCAACCATTGCAGCAAAGATCATTATTAAGCCGGTAAAGCTGGCAGTTTGGATATGGCTATCAATTGATAACCTTATCATCAGGTTCCATGGGCGGCCGGCAGCTCTTAAAAGGGCTGTAAAAAGAGCTACAAAACTTCATAAAAAAACCGGTAAAAGATACCGGGTGTTTTTTCTTGCCCGCAGGTACAGGGTGTTTACCAGGCGAGATATAAAAGATCAGAAGAAGGCCGGAGTATTCAACCATTACATTAACAGCAGCCGCCTGGAAGGGCTCAAATTTTTTGACACCAACGTCCTACAACCATGTACATCGAAGTAACCGAGCTTACTACTCATCTGTACGATGAGAGCATCGAGGCCATAAGTGGCGAAGATGAAACAATACTTACGGCTGCCATTGACGGGGCCGTTGCCGAAGCGAAAGGCTACCTGCATAAGTTTGACCTCGATACTATTTTTGAGGCCACGGGTAGCGACCGCAATGCTTTGCTTGTAATATTTGTAAAAGATATTGCAGTGTGGCATTACATTGCCCTTGCTAATGCCGGAATTGAATACAGCAAGCGCGAGAAGCGATACAATGCAGCTGTTGCATGGTTAAAGGGCGTACAAGAAGGCATGATTGTGCCCGATTTACCATTGCCAGAGGCCACTGATGATAATCTTGCATATGGCAGTAACACCAAGCGCAATAATCACATTTAATTTTAAAACCATGGCTATCAACAAAAAAAGGGGCGGCCCTGTAGATATACACCAACAGGTAATATCTGTGGTAACACATCCGGCACGTATCGAATCACAGGATGTGGGCAACTGGCGCAATGCAGTTAACAGCGCTAAATTAGGTTTACCTAATCAGCTTTACCGGCTGTACGAAAACATACTTACCGATGGTGTTTTTTCGCGAACGATTGAAAAGCGTATTGAAGCCATTACAAATGCAGAGCTTGTGTTTACCGATGTAAATGGTAAATATATAGATGTAATCAATGATATGATTGATACACCCGAATTTGAAAAACTGCTGCGCGAGATTATGCTTGCAAAGGCCTGGGGTGTAAGTGTTATTGATATTACAAGTGTAATGCCATTCTCTTGCTTCAGTGTACCAAGGCGCAATTTAAATGTAAAAAAGAAACTCATTATGCCCGATGAGTTCAGCGATGCAGGATTAAACTACGAGGATATACCTTACATCATTGAAGTAAAAAGCGACGACCCCTTCGGTTTCATTTACAAAGCTGCTGTATATGTTATTTATAAAAGGGGTGGATATGGCGACTGGGCTCAATTTATTGAGATATTCGGTATGCCATTCAGGCAGGGTGAATATAATGCACACGACCCGCAGAGCCGCGACGAGCTCATTAAAAGCCTTACAAATATGGGTGGAGCATCATGGGCTGTTGTGCCTAAGGAGTCTAACCTTAAGATTACACCCATGTCGCAGGGTTCAAATGGCGATTTATATGATAAGTTCCTCGACCGTTGCGATAAGGAGATACTTATAAGCGTACTCGGGCAAACAATGACTACTGTTGACGGCTCAAGTAAATCACAGAGCGACACACACAAAGAGGTTGAGGAGGATATTAATAAAGCCGATCGCCGATTTGTGCGCAGGGTGTTAAACACACTTGTATTGCCTGTACTCGAGCTTGGCGGACTGCCTGTAAACAATGGCTGGTTTATGTTCCCCGAGCAGGGCGAAGCAATTAGCACCGAGAGTAAGGTAAAGATAGCATTAGACCTGAGGCGCGAGGGTTTACCTGTGAGCGACGAGTATCTGTATGAAATAAGTGGTGTACGCAAGCCTGCCAAGGGCGAAACGGTAAGCAAACCAGTAAACACATTGCTGCCGATTGAACCTGAGCTTAGAGATACAACACCACAAGCAAGCGTATTAGACCGGTTTTTCAGTTTTTTCGCGCAAGCCCTCCCAGGCAGGAGGGCACCTTTAAATTACTAATTGATTCCACTTACCAGGGCTATGTTACGGCCGCTGCACCCGATGCCGATGAAACATTAAACGATCTTATTAACCGTGCCCTTAAAGCCATATACGATGAAGCTGTTGATGTAAAAAAAGGAATTGAGCCAAACTTTTACAGCATTACACTCGATCAAATGAATGATGCTGTAAATAATGCTTTCCCTTCAATATCAACCGATGACCCCGACTATTCTTTTGTTCAGCAACTGCTAAAGAACAATAAGGTATTTGCCGCTTTTAAAACACACAGGCAGCAGAATGACATTGCACGGCAGTTGGTTAACGATGAAGGTAAGCTTAAGAGCTTTGCCGATTTTAAAAAGGATGTAGCCGGGCTGGTTGGTGATTATAACATGAATTGGCTTAAGACTGAGTACGATACAGCTGTTATACGCGCCCGCATGGCAAGCCGCCTTAAAGAGTTTGAGCGCGATTCCGATCTTTACCCGAATCTAAAATGGGTAAAAAGCACATCAGCACAAAAGCGCGAAATACATGAAAAGCTTTATGGACTTATTTTGCCAATAACCCATACATTCTGGACAAAGCATTACCCTGGCACGCTATGGAATTGCAAGTGCGGTATTACCAACACCGATGAGCAACCAAATGGCGAGCGCTACGGCATTGAGCAGTATAATGAGCCTGTACCTGCCGGACTCGAAGAAAACCCGGCATTCAGCGGCGCAATCTACTCAAAAAAGCATCCTTACCGTACACAAGCTTATGCAGGTGCGGCCAAGGCTGTTAAAAATCATGTAAAATGACACCGGCAGAGTTTCAAAAGCTTTTTGAAAGCCGTTTGAAAGACCTCAAGAAATATGCATCGCAGGACCTGCCACGGCATATGGGTAAAATTGCTGTTGATGCATTTAGAGATAACTTTCACCAGGGCGGCTATCAGGATGATGAGTTTACAGCATGGAAGCCATCTAAGCGTATAGGGCAGGGTAAAAGCGCGGCTGCGGCTTATGGCACATTGCTAAGCAGCCGGGTAGAGCTCTATAACTCTATACGTTACTCAATAGCTGGTAATAAGGTTATTGTAAGCAGCGGCAAGCCATACAGCCGCATACACAATGAAGGCGGCACAATAAACCAAACCATACAGGTAACTCCTAAAATGCGAAAATTTGCCTGGGCAAAATACTATGAAGCAAACGGGGGAGAGCCGGGCGATAGTGGCCGCGAATGGAAAGGGCTTGCATTAACCAAGAAGCAAGCAATTAACCGCACATTTACCATGCCCAAAAGGCAATTTATGGGGCCTTCGGCTCATGTAAAAAAGCTTATTTATGATCGCATGGTAAAAGACTTTAAACGAATTCTTTTTAATTGATTTCAAACCTAATTTAAAGAGCTTATGAAAGCAACATTAAAAGCCTTATTCGATCAACTTGCAACAATTAACGGGCTAAAATGGTACGATGAGGACTTCGGCCAGATTGACATTGCGCAGGATGATCAGCCGGCGGTTAAATTCCCATGCGCCCTGGTTACAGTAAACCAGCAGCACACACCGCTTGGGGGTTCGCAATACGATGTAAAGAGCAATATTACTATAAGAGTAGCTTTCAACAGACTTGGCGAGCGGCCAGCCAAAGCGGGAGAAGCATATACAGCTACACTTAATAAGCTGGATGTAGCCGATGCAGTACTCAGCGCACTCGAAGGTTACGAGGTAGATGAAAGCCTCGGCCAGCTATATATTGTTGAGTACCTTACCGAAGCGCGTAACGATGGATTGATGGTAAAAGTAATTAAGTTTACCGAAACGCATCAGGAAGGGCTGTAAGATGCCAAAATGGCAAAAAAAAGGCGAAGCGTTTGGCCCGCCTTTTTTTTATTTGGTTTGATCAGTAATCAAACTCTTCAAGTTTTCTTTCAAATGCTTGCCTTTCGGCCTCCTCTTCAATTTCCCAGGCAGCATCCTGAAGTATCTCTTTGATTCTTTCTTTGAAGTGTTTATTCAAAAACTCCTGCCAGCTATTAATTGGAGTTACTTCTTTGCCGTTTACGTTTTGAAATGTGCCATCCTCTTGCTCAAAGCAATCATCCATGGTGGCATAGCTATCAAAATGCTCTTCAATATTTGGAAATACTGATTGGATATAGTATTCCTTATTTTCGTAGGTAAAATATAATCCTTGGCGGCCGTAACCTTCGCGTTTTGTGGTAAAATAAACTGTTTTCATGGTTTTGTGTTTTAGGTTGTTTGATGCAGCAAATGTACAACCACCCCATAAACTTATTCGGTTATTAAACGCTTATAAACGAATATAAACGTTTAAAAATGATTAGCAGTTTATCTCATTGTAATGATACTTGCCAGGGCATATATAATCATAATAACAGCAACAATAAATATTATACCTTGTGCAGCTGCATTACCCTTTGGCTGTGGCTGTGGCTGCATTTGAAAATGTTGCCGGTTAACTATTGTTGCAGCCCCGCAATTGCCGCAAAATCTTGCACTATCGGGCAGCTGTGCCCCGCATTGTTCGCAATACATATTTTTAGGTTTTTGAAAAAACAAATGTACTGTAATTTATATTGCAATTGATTCAATTGGTGATTTTATTTTGCTTATTAAGTTGTGGCTGATGTGTGTGTAAATTGCAGTAGTTTTAACATTCGCGTGCCCTGCCAGCTTCTGAATAAGATTAATATCAACACCAGCTTCAACCATGTGTGTAAAGCTACAATGCCTCATTAAGTGAGTATAAACCCGTTTATTATTTATACCTGCTTTTTTGGCAAGTTGCTTTATAACCTGATTAACTGATGTTTCTGAGTATTGCAGAGCAAATTGACCATTTAATACATACTCCTTTGGCTTATACTCAAAGTAGTACTTTTCAAGCAAAGGAATTAAAGTGCCAGGAAGCATTACTTGCCGGTCCTTTTTACCTTTTGCAGCTAAAATGTTAATGATCATCCTGCTTCTATCAATGTGCTGCCATTTTAAATTTAGCAACTCAGATACACGCAAACCACATGCATACAGCAATGATAATATTACCTTGTGTTTCAAATTATTGCAGGCTGTAAACATTGCTTGTATTTCCTCTTGTGATAACACTATTGGTAACTTTTTTTCACCTCTCGGGTACTCAATATATTTAAATTTAAGGGGCTGCTTTCCGGTGAGCTCATAAAACAATTTGATTGCTGATATCCGATGCTTACGGCTGTTTATAGTATTAGACTCAAGCAACCAGCCTTTAATCTGCTTTTCACTTATTTCGCTTGGCTTTGTCGCCACAGGCTCAAAGTGTTTTAAAAACAACTCAACCTGAGAACTGTAGTTTTTAATTGTGTTTTCAGCGTAGTTTTTCAAACGAAGATCGTCGGAATACTGCTGTATGTACTTTCCGATATTCATGGTGTAATGGTTTAATTGTTAGTCTGTTGTAAGGGTTTTGTACAAATAATAGTTAGGCGTAATGCTGAGACAGCCATCCGAAAATATGAGCGATGACATCAACAGTCCAGCCATTTCCTATCATTTTTCTAATTTGGTTTTCGGTAGCCACACCATCAAAGTAATTTTCAGG